TAATCAGTAAAGAAAAGGTCAGTGATTAAGCGTGGAACGCGTTGATCAAATGAAGACCAATCTATTGTAAAGAAGGATCGAAATGATTGTGCGAGTGAGTCCAGGTAGTGGTTGGATCCTCGGATAGTTTCGAAGCTATACATGATTGCAGACTTGATACCATTGATAGGGTATCGGGCCATGACATGGAGTGGAAACGTTGTCATTAATTCACACATGATGAAGAAGTCATCGGCTGCGTAAACAGGACGTTGTTTGAGGTTTCCATCTCTGTCGGAGATGTGGTTGCGAGTAAATAGCATAGTAACGTGCTTAGTAAAGAAAAGACGTAGTTGTCTAATGTTGTCAGATGAGTTATCTGATGGGACGAAGGGAAAGCCATGTTCCTTGATGTGGTGCATCCAGGTTCGTGAGAATTCATATACGGTGTTGAAGAAGTATCCTTTTGATGTAGGACGGAGTGCGTATGTTGAGTTTCGTGCGTAGTAAGCGTGGGTTCGGAAGAATGTTGAGAAGCGTTGGAAATATCCAGTGCCTGTAGATTTTGGAGTGTTGCAGAATCGAGTGTCAACAAAGTGAAGGGGTAGGTAAGGTAATCCATTGAGTATGCGTTTGACGAGTGTAAGTACGAGGTCTTTGCGTTGTGGATTGAGTGGTGGGATAGTGATTTGTTCTCGGTTGAAATCGGTAAAGGTAGCGTCTGTAGTGCCAAGTGGGCGGCAGTATTTATCAGTGTACGGTTTGTAGTGAGAGTATTTGCGGTCGAGAAGATACTTGATGAGAGGGTGGAGTTCAAATCCAGATTCAGGAAGGTATTCAGTGGTGTAAACGATTTGTCCAGTGTGGTAACGGTAGGGGAGAACAGTAATGCCAGGTTGTGGAAATCTGTTGGTAGGAATTTCATTATCGTCTAGATGACGGTAGAATTCAAAGGGTTCGTTGCGGTCAATGTTCGCTTGGGTGTAGCGTTCATATGTTTGGGAGAAGTTGTGTTCATATTCTGAAGTGCGATGTTTTTCGGCGTCATAATTTCGAGCAGAGTCGTAATATCGGCGGAGATCGTAGTCAGTGGGACGTTGGTCGGAGTAGCCAGTGGTTTCGTGAGATGATTGGAATGATTGCCATTCTTTCTTGATGCGAAGTTGTGCTTCGTGTAAGTAATCACGGATGTTAATGAGAACCATTTATGCTGTAATAAAGGGTAGAAGGTTGGAGAGTAAATCTTTCGTGTAGACATGGGG